TGTTGTTGAAAATGTTAAATCTAGTATTCCACCAGCTGTATCAACAGATTGAGCATAAACAACACATGTATTAACGAGATCTTATGAACTCACATCTGGAAGAATTATTCCACATGCTGCTAAACCTGTGAAGTTAACTGCATTAACTGTGTTACGAGTGAATTGAACTGATGCTGCTGCTGCAACTGTTTGAGCTGTTAGTCCTGTAAAGTCAGGTTTTGTTCCTAAAAAATTTACAGTTTCAGCACCTGTATCAGGGTTTGTTGTTAGTGTTTTAAATCCATGTTGTGATCTAACTGGACCATTAAAAGTTGTATTCGCCATATGATTTCTCCTGTCTTGGCTAATGTCAGCTTTCGCTGTCAGAAGTAATTATTAAAAGGGGAGAAAGATTATTCCTCCTCCCCTATGTTCTAAAGGTTAACTACCTTGTGATCCATAGTAAGATCTCCAATCAGACCAACCGAAAGAATATCTTTCTCTAGCCTTGTATCGTAGATTTCCTGTATCAAAGTCAGGTAACATTTGTGTTTGCAAAGGTGTTCTTGTAAACTGTTTAGCTCCGTTAGGGCAATCTGTTTTTAAGAACCATGCATCGGCATCGCTAAATCGTTTATTAACGAAGTAACCATTAGGTACTAGACCTCCATGGTTAATTGCATTAATATCATTATCAGCAGTACCGGGTCTATAAGGACTATCTAATAGACGAGCAGTTGCAAATTGATTGGCTGGTGCAATGTGAATTGACAATGCATTTGAACCAATTAAAATGTTTCTATCGTCTTTAGTAAGTTGAACACTAATTAAAGCTGACTCAAGTGAAGCTTCAGATAAATCAGTTGTTCCATTAGTAGCAATCAAATTACTTTGATTTCCACCTCCTCCTATTACTGGATGTGCAGAACTACATAAAGATACTCCATCACCACCCGGATAGTTAGTGGTATTGAAGGCTCTGTTAAATATATCAGCACCCTTTACTTGTTTAGTATTTGCCATTGCTCTTGCAAGACCTCGTGCACGAAGTTTAGAGAATGTATCATAAAGATTATCCTCCATAGCTTCTTCTGTTACACTAAAGGCTAATGCAATTGTTTCTGCAGTATACCTTGCTGTATATGAATCTTGTGCAGTATCATATGTTACAGCAGCACCTTCATTTTTAACTGGAGCTGAGCCAAAACCTGTGAACAATACTTCTTCTTCAAAGGCTCTGTCTGAGTTTTCCATTTCAAACAATGGTGTTAATTCGTCAGCAACTTCTCCATACTCCATGCCGAAAATAGCATTAAGACCGGGAACAAGTTGCTTCGCAATACTAGCTCTATTAATAGCAGCCATATTATTTCTCCCTTTCTAAGATGCTGAAACAGCACGTAGTTGATGGTTAATTAAAATACATTCTAATCGTGGATATGCTGAAGATTGACTATTTCCCGGTACTTGTTCGTATGCAATAGGACGTAGCATAGCTGCAATTCCGGCTGTTTCAGAAGCTACATCTAGACCAGAATTACTTCTTCCGGTATAGGTGCTGCCTGAAATTCCAACAGTTACTTCATAATTATATGTATTAAGCTTAGTTGCTGATAAAGCTGCATCTGCTTGTACAAAGAATGTAGCATATGGATCGTCAACGACATATCCAATAGCTGTTGCACTTGTTAATGTAGCTTGAGCAGCTGGCCAATAAGGTGACCATGTTGGTGTACCATTCGGTGCTGTATATTCACAGCCCTGAAAGACTCCTATAGGTAAAAGACTTCCATCTCCTGCAGATACTAATTTTAATGTTCCACTATTGGAATATACAAGATCGCCTGTAAACATGGCAGTTGCATTCCCACTTTGGATATCATACATATTAGTCCCTGTAGAATTGGACGCACTTCCCCATCTGCGAGCCGGTGTTAATCCGTTTAAACTTAGTGTATCTGACATACTAAAGTTCTCCCTCGTGTGGTTAGTTAGTTACAAAAAAAAATTACAGTACTAAGACGAAAACTTTGGCTGTCTTCCTACTGTAGTTTTACTCTTGCTATTATTTGAAATAGGCATTTTAGAGTCGTTGTTTGACATCAATTGCTGATTTACAGCATCCATCATACCATCCGTTTTCTCTTGATAATACTTATTTCTGGCTTCTGCTTGTCCTTTGGCTATCTTGGCAAGGGCGACATCCCCTCGAACAACGCAGTTTTCATAGCGACCTTTGTCTATCACGAGAGACGTGTGTAACATTTCCGGAACTTCTTCAGGATGTACAAACTCGTAACCTTGTTGCTGTTTTCTTCCCACATTTTTATAGTCGTCTTCTCCTTTAAGGGATATACGTATCCAACGTAGTGCCAAATCTTGGCTCTTAAAGCGATCAGCAACGTCATCTGGAATATCTAACAGATTAGGTTCTTCATATATGTACTCTTTACTTTGTTCTTCTCTTGTTTCTACATTACGTGATGTTTTCATTTTTTGCACCCTTCTATCCACGATCTATGTTAGTATATTCACCGGAAGTTTCTGCTTTTCGCTTCTCGGCTGCATACTTCTCTAAAGGTATATTCCACTTCTTAGCAAGGGCTACATCATCTTGAGTCAATGTTACCTTCTTACTTTTAGAAGTAGGAGGAGTTCGTGAACTTCCTGCTACTACCTGTCGAGGGGCCTTCTTCGGTTGACCCTCCCCGAATTTATGAGGGAAATTAACTTTCATTCGAT